TGTGAACCCTGCGTTGAAGTTCGCTCGACCCACCAACCACAACTTGGTTCATCGTGCGAGCAACAAATGCCTTGCCCGCATCGATTTGGGGAGAAGGAACGGCAGGAGCCGTGGCAATCCGATTGAAGTAAGACTCCTTCGGAAAGTTCAGCTCGTAGTTCACGGTCACCTTCACTTGGAAGATGCCAGAAGTCGCTTTGCCACCGTTGATGTACGCAATGAGAACATCATTTCCGTTGGACGTAGCAAGCCCGGCCCCGGCTGGGCTCCAGTCGTTGAACAACTTTGAGTCCTTCCCATCCTGCATCGACACAGCCGCCACGGACTTGTGCGCGTTGCATGGGACGTAGACGTTTGCCGCCAGGGTTTGGGACTGGAAGTCAATGCCATTGATACTGACTTGATCTTTGTCCGCCGGAAGAACCGCAATGCCAATGATGCCGGAGCTATCCATCGGTGAAGCGGTCTGAAAGACCTCGATACCGTAGGAGACGACCCGCCATTGGGACACTGACGAGAAGGTTGAGACTGAGTTGTAGTTCAGCTCAGTGGCGTACCACGTGTCCACGACAGACCCGGTGAAAGTCAAGGCGTACTTGAATCCATGGGGTCCGCACATGATGGCAGCCCTTCCCTGAGAATCAGTGTTTTGAGTCCACAGAGTAACACTTTGAAAAGCAAGCGTGCGAATCGACCCTGAGTCGGGTTGTTTCGCTCCGTACGCTGCTTGGCAGAAGGGGTCTGTGATCCCGCACACTCGGTGCGCGATTGCGGACGTGGAAGGCGTTCTTCCAATGGTAGTTTTACGTCGTGCCGGACGTGACGCCCCGTTACGCTTTGTGTTGTTGCGTTTCGAGGCATTTTGTTGTTTGCGTTTGCTTTGTGTCATTTTGCGTCGCCCATCCTGAACGCGTGATGACATCGGCCCACAACTGGGCACGGGGGTGGTGTCGCATTTCAAACGCCCACTGTTGAAACAAATCGAACTTTTGGTTAAAAGTCCCCTTGTTGCTAAGCAGGGAATACAACATCTTCCCGGGCTTCGACGGATAAGCCACGCCCTGTTCGAAGGTGTGTGAGCAAAACTCAAATGTGCACGAGCACTTCTTGTAAAACTTCACACGAAGCCCGAGGCGTGCATACGCCTCCGCGGCACCTTCCACGTACTCCTCAAGTGAGTCATCACCCATGGCGATGCACCAGCGTGCACCTATGGCATGGGCGAGCATG